AGATCAGTGATCTCGGTTGTGTTTACGGCCATAGCTGAGAAAATACCAGCTCCGATTGATGTAATATGTGCCATGTGTTTTAATCTCCATAAGCTTTAAAATTTATTGAATAATCACCACGATAAAGGGATTTATCTGCGGGATCAAGGCCAAGCTGCATTACTGTGCTTGCGCCAAATTGGGTTCCATTTGTCAAAGTCTTACCTTGAAATAATGAATCTATAGTATCAGCAATAGTGAACAATTCTGCATCACCATTACCTGCCTTGACAAAGATCGATAGTATTAACATACCTGAGAATTTTTTCTTAAACCCATGAGCATCAACTGTACCACTTCCTGGTAGAATACTAATTCTAATAAAAGAAGTAGTAGTGTCTATTATTCCACTGTAGTTGGCAGGATACGCTTTGTATCCAGTTGTTGTCCATGCGCTTGAAGCGAATAAACCATATATGTCTGACTTTAGTTTACTATACATACTCATACTCCTGCTAATGAGAGTACAACAACGAAATCATCTTTTGAAATAACATTACAACCATATTCTACACTACTAACGGTTACCCGAGAATAGCTATCGAAGTTAATTGTAGGATTACTTTTAATTGTGAGTGAAGTTGTAGTCACAGGAATACCAGACTCAAAAGATTTACTAGTTCCTAGAAAGCCTTGAGCTGTATATGTCTGATCCGTTTTTACAATCGAACCAGTGGTAAAATTAAATCCACTGACGATCTTATTGTCAAAAGTAGCTGTTACCGAAAGATCCTTTAATTTCTCAAAGGCAGTATCCACGGATTGTTGTACTTTTGATTTAAGGGACATTTAATTTGCCCTCCACCATTGAGTAGAACCTTGGTTTACTAAAAGTGGTTTTAGGTATTTTCTAACAAGATTAGGAACTACTGGAGTCCTAGTCGTATCATTATTACTATCTTTCAATGTAATAGTACCAATTGAAATTTCTTCAAAGTTTTGTGTTTTGTTATCTAACAAATTTTCGTTAGATAATAAATGATAAGCCATTTCTAAAACAGCTTGTTTCATTCTTTTTGGAATTTCAGTTACACTAAAGTTAACCTCTTGTCCTAATCTAGGATCAAAAATATAAGCCCCCTTACGAGGCCATGCAAGACTCTGTGTGGAACTGACAGCAACACCAATAAATTGATTTTCATCAAGTATAAGAGTTGCGGTCACTAATGCTGACTCCTGATCATCATCCTGAGCATTTATCCAAGCACCCGCATCAATGCGAGTATCGAAATATGCATCAGCTTCGACCATAGTTACATATGTGTTTGTACCTAGGACTAGTGCCATCAGTTCCTCCTAATGGATTAAGCGTGGAGAATAGGTAGAATACCTAAGTTCAATGCATTCATTTTACGTGCCCATGAACCAGCAGTACCATAAGCAGAGTTAGTAGCGAAAGCGTTAGTAGCGCCAGCCCAGTCATAGCCCATTGGATGAACTACGAAGCCATAACGATACCAGATAGCAGTAGAACCACCGCCAGTATAGGCAGCTGCACTACGATCAACTTCAACAGGTGTAGGAACAGCAATGTTTGTAAAGCTGATAGCACCTGGCTTGCAAATGAATGTAGTCTTTGTAGAACGATCATTTACGTTAGCAGAAGCAGACAAGTCACCTTGAGCAACACGGCTGAGTAATAGACGGAACTTACCACCGAACACTGTTTGGAATGTTAGGTTACCATCAGTAACTGTAGTTACGTCTACTAAGTTAGCAGCACGTAGTTCAGCTAGTACTTCAGGTGAAGTAACCATGTACATGAAGTCTGGCTCATAGTCTTTGAATGCCATGCCAAGAGCTTGGAATAGACGTTGACCACGAGCAGCACCGATAGCTGTAGCATCAAATAGCTTACGCTGATCAGAAGCAGAGGTAGCAGCGGCAGCACCGAATACACCAGCAGCATTGATATCAACGAAGTTACCAGTAGTAGCACCATCGCCATCTGTGTCATAACCGACTAAACCAGCACCACGAGAAACTTCGTAAGCGGCTACGCCTTTGAGGGTAGCAACAATAGCGTCAGACTCGTCTTGGCTACGAACTTCAGAGAAGTCACGAGCAATTTTAGAAAGACCGTCTTGTTGAGAAACGATTTGTTGTAGGTTGATTTGCTCAGAACCAAATGTACGTACTGTTTTGATGTAGTCAGCGATTTCTGTAGAAACATCAGTGTAAGTACCAGCATTGGCAGAGGATAAGCTAGCAACGTTAATGTTGGCAGCTAGGGGTTTGTACCAGCGCATTTGACCAATAAAGCTTTCGCCTGTTGGGTCAATACGGGCATCAGTACCAACGATGCCAGTGCTGTTAAGCTTTTTGGCATTTGAGTACATTTCATCAGCATATGCAGAAATAGCAATAGCTACGTTTTGGAACATTGTATGATTAATCATTTAAAAAATCTCCTGTGATTTTAAAGGGTGAAGCTACCTAATTTTCCACCTGCGGCAAGTGCTAACACTTCCTCAGTAGTCATTTCAGATATCTTCTTATTGGGATCGAGTTTGGGAGTACCGTTCATATTGCTACTACCACCCCCTGAATTAGATTTAGGTTTAAATAGGAAAGAATTATCTTCATTCTTTACATATTGTCCTACAAAATCCTTGATTGATACACCAGATTTGTGAATCCATGCACCAGTCTCTGGATCTTGGATGAGTTGATCGATAATATCCCGATAAGCCATTTGGCCAGATCGGTCATTACGGAAATCAAGACCAGTTAATGCATTACGAACTGCACCATCTCGGGTGAGTTCAGTTACTTTACCTTCGGCTAACGCAAGCTTTTCAGTGAGTTCTGCGAGCTTCATCTCAGCAACTTCTTTATGCTTACCTTCATCCTCTAAAGCTTTCATCTTACGTTGTTTAGCATCATCTTCAAGACGAACACGCTCTTTAACAGCATTGTCACGTTCTTGGTAAGCTTTATCTAAACTTAGTTTGATTTTAGAAAGACGCTCTTCAACCATTCGATTGATTAAGTCTTCTGTATCTTTATTGTTAGCACCTCCACCACCAGTATCAACCTCATCGATTTTAAACTCTGGGTTAGGTGTGTTGCTATCATCGAGGAACTCTTTGTTTCCGAACTTATCTACTTTCATCTTTATTTTCCTTTGGCACAGCCATTTAATTTTAATTTTTTAGGGTTTAGTTACAAACATAAACTCTTACGGTCCAATACCATACCAATCCATACCTTTAGGTATAGGAGCCAGTATATCTTTTCTCGTAATCTTGTTTCGAGGATTTATTAAGCCATCCTGAATAGCCTTTTGTCTTAAAGAGTTATAGGTTGCTCTTGACAACCCTTCTTCTCTAAGAGCAAGTAAAGTTTTCTCTATTGTATCACCTTCTAAGGCATCTGCATAGATTTCTCTAAGAGCTACCTTTGACTTAGCTGCTTGTCCGATGTTTGTGAAGAAAGCATCATGAATCGTAGCGGTTTCAACACCGTTTTTACGACCCCATAAATGATATCTTCTTACAATAGCGGCATCATTCATATGGTTGCCATTAACACCCATACCAATACCTGCTCTCATTAAACTTGATTTTCCTAGAAGTGAAGCATCTTCTGCTCGATCTTCGTAAATATTACGGACCATCCTATTAGCCTCTTTGTCATAGAACTCAATGCTAGTTTGGATTTTAGGTCTGTATCTCTGGTATAAAGTCTTACCATCAAATGTTACCCAAGGTACATCGACCTTCTGAGTTTCATCAACGTAAGCTTTAGCAGCCTCTTTCCAGAATTGTACGAATTTTTGAGTTACTGGTGCTCTCTCAGCTAATCTCCGAGACATGATCTCAGAGACAGATTTGAAGTCTTGAGGACCAATTAGTCCTTTACGAGCATTCATTAACTTATCGACAAACGCTTCTACGTCTGGGTGAGAATCACGAGCATGTGATAAAAGTTCCTGCCCCACAGGGGTTTCACCTTCAACAACCTCATTCAACTCACGTTTTAATTGTTTAAGACCAAATACAACATTATCAGCACCTAGCCTATCTGCTTCTTTGATCTTTGCATCTATAATATTAGTTACACCACGAAGTTCTTCACGGGTAACAACAGTATATCCTTTTGTTTCTAATACTGAAGCAAATTTAGCCTCAATATTAGCCGCCTGTGTTGCCTTACCAGCGCCATAGAAAGAAACCATGTTCTGAGCCTTAGCGGCTTTTTGGAGATCAGTCCATTGAACATTAGCATCTCTTAATCCTTGTATCTTTTGAAACTCTGGATCAGACACTGTATCCATTGCTACTAAGTCATACAAACGATTCTTTTGAAGTGTAGGTAACACATTTGAGTTAATTGAAATATCTCTATCGCCTGTACTCAATCCGATGATTTGAGCACCAGAGGATGAGGCATCATTCTCAATCATTAATTTTGTTTTATAAGTTGATAGCTTTTTTAAATCAGTAAAGTCACCATTTACATGATCATATATTCTAGCATATTCAATAGCCAGCCTAGATATCTTTGGGATTTCTTCAGCTTCCTGAGAACGAATAATAGGGTGATCTAAGAACTCTCGAATACGTCTATCACGTTGAGTTGTTTCTCTCATAAGCCTACCAAGACTTAAAATATCTTTTTGATTTCTCATAAAGATTTCCATTCTACCTGCTTGTGTTAATGCCTCTGTAGCTGGACCTATCATAGAACCAGTTTGAATCATTAGCTCCTGAACAATTTCAGGTGTAACAGCTTCTGCCTTAGCAGTGTTTAAGAATGGACGAACAACTTCACCTCCAGTAGGAGTAAGAAACCCTTGATAATAAACACGTCCACGACCATCAATATTAGCAACTACGCTAAATGGTTTTCCAGTATCTCTATGAAACTTTACAGTTTGCATAAAGCTATAGCCTTGATCACCACGAGTTAAAATAAGTTTTCTAAAATCATTTAAGTCATCATACTTCTTTACGTTACCACGAGGATCTCTAAAGCGTACAACATCTTCCATAAATCCAGCATACTCATTATCAACTTCATATTTAAATGACATAGTATGATTAAGCATATCAGCAAAATCTTTATCAATTAATAACTTATCATAGTTAGCATTAGCTCTACGGGTAATAACAGTAATACCTGTATTTTTACCTCTCGCATCAAAATAAGTTTTCTCACCTGGCCTAACATAAATCTTATCTCTATCATTAATAATACCAATTCGTTGGCTTACAATTAATGCTCGATTAATTCTTTGTAAATCTAGCATATCTTTATCTAAGATTTGCACCTCACGACTAACAGTATCTCTCCAAGGACCACTGGCACGACCTGTCTCTAAGTCTACTACTGAGCGCCTAGTCTTTCCACGTTTAACAACTCGGATATACCCAGAGTCTTTTAATGCAGTAAGTATTTCAGAACCGTCTTCATGATAATCTTTTAGCGTAGGTTTAAAAAATGGGAAGTTAGGTAATTTCCAGTTAGCTCTTAATTCTTTACCAATATTGATAGCAAGTGTATCATAGTCAGTAGATTTACCATCAGCAACAACTGACATAACTCGTGATAAAGAATCAACAATAAATTTATCGTTTGTTTTATCTTCAATATATTGTTGTAGATAACTTTGTTTATTACCACGATACAAGAATTCGAGATCTAATATTCTTCTCCAAGCTTCTTTCTTTTCTCTAATATATTTTGTTATAAGACCTTCTTTAGGCTTATTACGGTCTAACCATAATGCCCCACCAGGAATTTCTTCTCTAACAAAGGTCTCTAATTTCTTACTAAATGATTTAGAGTCTCTTGTTAATGGACCTCTAAACCAAGTATACAATGGTGTTCTACCAGTGTATAATAATTTACGAGCTAAGGGTCTACCATGCCTTTCAGCCCAAGCATCCTTATACCGTTGATTATCTAATGTGTTGTTTATGATGTCATCAAAGGTATAGTACTTTCCAAATATCTGTACTTTAGCTGGTTCTCCTGCAACTCCATAAGAATCAAACTGAGAGGATCTAGCACGAGAGCGTCTATCTAAAATACGACTTGTATTTACTACAGAGTATTGCATCTCTCCACGAACAACGTTCATGAAATTAACCCAAGGTTGTTTATCATTATTGTATCGTTCAAATACAACACGTAGATTCTCAGTAACAGCAGTTTGCTGATTAACAGAAACAGAGTCATCAAGTGTTTCTACAAAATCCCTAATCCATACTTTTTGATCTTGAGATAAAACTTTAGAATTTCTAACGAAGTCAAGTCTTTCTTGTAAAGTAAGAAAATCAGGATCATATAGCAAGGTAGAACTTTGTTCACCAGTAAATGGATCAAAGCTATTATTACGTTCATCAAACTCGTTGTTAGACCGAATCCTGACAGATCGCTTACCTGCTAATGTAGTACCTCTATAATCAGTTAAGGATATAGCTTGTGCTAGATTATCTGAATCAGCAATATACATCTCTCTGAGTTGTCTCTGTGCTTCTGTATTCTTTAACAATTCATTAGGTCTAGATATATTAAGCTCAAATATATTTTCTTCTGCTTTGCTAACAGCTGTTTGCCTTGTTGGAAACCATAGCGTACGAGCATTATCTAATTTTCTTAAAGCAGCAATGCTTAGTTGATTACCTTTAGTTGTAGTAAATGCTTTAACATCTAATGCACCTTTTTGTAGTAGTCCTGCTTTTTCCTCGCTACCTAAATGTTTAACTTGAACATTCATAGGTTGACGTTTAAGCCAAATACTGTATGTTTCAACAGGAGGAGGAGCACCATTAAGTTCAACTGGATTAGTTTCTTTTAGCTTATTAGCTTTAAGTCTAGTATCAGCAGTTTCATCAAGAGACCTTAGTAATTGATCTTTACTTTTTAAGATAGGGATCATTGAACTACGACAATTCCAATGTAATGGTGGACGAAATCTTATGTCATTTATTTTATATACTTCGCCATCATGGTGAGCACAAATTGCTGATGTTCTATTATCTAGTACAGCAGTAAACCGATAACCAATCAATAATTCTTCATTACGACTCATTACAAGATTCATTGCAGTAGATTGAGTGTTAGTAATAGCAGTTCTAACAAGAGATTTAGCTTGTACTTCGCTTAGTGTAGTAGTTTTAATAACTTCATTAATAATCTCTTTAATAGGTTTACCATCTGCTAAACCACCCTTGATTTTACCATCTATCCTTGCTAGTTCAGCAGTACCAATAGAATCAAAATGTTCTCTTAAAGTTTTAGATGCAGTAACATTAGGCCCAATTAGTTTAGGAATAGCATCACTAGCCCTAGGTCTTTGAACTCTAAAAAATTTACCTGCACTTTTATCTAAGTTATTAGAATGAAAATTAACAGCAGCATCCGCATAATCAGTAACAGAATTATTCACAATCATGTGAAGTTCTTTAGTGGCTCTTGTAACTTCTGGTTTAACATCAGATTTGATATTATTTTTTAATAAGTCTCTAAGTCTCTTTTGATGTCTACGGATACCTCTTGAAACATTTGTAGATGTCTCTGCCTCATATAACCTTGTATCAGCTAAGTGCTGAATAATACGATCATAGAGATCTGTATTAATTGGTGTTGGCATTTAAACTCCTTAATGTCACATAACAACTACATCGTGGATGTCCTTGATAGTAACTATTGTTTATATTTATTCAGGTTTATTAGGAAATACTACTTCACCTTCAGGAGGATTGTTCATAAGCTCAGTAATAGCAGACCTATACTCTGCCCACTGGTTTCTAGTAACTCCACTTAAATCACTCGATGCTATCCACTCTGTTTTAGCTAGTATTTCAGTACACTTATCTATTAGATCAGTATTATCCTGTTGTGGTGCTACACGTTTAATTATTTTAGGCTCCATTATTATTCCGATCATCATTATTATTATTATTATTGTCAGGCCGCATATTATCTGTATTAGAGATAGATGAGTCAATGCTCATTGCTTTTGTGTCTACAAGAGGATCACTCTGGATTTCTGCTACACCCTCTTCATCATTATATTCTGAAGGTAGTACATCATTGAACTTAGCAATAGAGATAAAGGTAGAACGTGGAATAATACCTTGTTGATACCATTCTGTAACTAGCCTCATCCAATCTGCGCCTACTGGTGTAGGGTTAAAGTCAGCACTTAATGTAAACTTAATATCTGTTGGAAGAACCTCAATATTATATTTCCACTTAAGCATTACTGTAATAATCTGTCTCATTGTTTCTGAGATACGAGTATTAAGCATACCTAACTGAGCAGTCTGGGCGGCATTACGGATTTCTAAACTTACACCTGACTCACCTGAAGAACCTTCGGGGGAGAGCATACGAATGCCCATACGAGCCATCTCTTCGATAGTAGCGGCAATACTTGCCTCCATATCTTTTAGAGCACCTGTAGGTGTATCTAGTGCTTTGATATCATCTCCTGCACGAAGTTTAATCCATGAACCTAAACCAGCATCAACAATATTCTCAAACTCTTCATCAGTCATATCTGACATAACTACTGGAGTGTATGTTGCAGCACCATAGAGTAAATGGTTACGACGGCTAATTTTATTGTATAGAGCAATCTCACGATCAATTAAAGATTGTAGAATAGGTTCTACAGGATCAATCTGACCATTTAATGGATAAGCTGGAATGAAATTCATTCTCTCATTATTCATTAAAGGTATTTCTGTACGTGTCTTGTTCCATGCTGCATTAGCATTATCTACTTGATACTTAGACGTAACATTACCGTTGATAACGTTAACAGACTCGTTAGTATCTCTTGTGTAGGTATCTACAACAAGCAATCCTGATTCATCTAGGTAGTAATGAGTAACTGTATCTACATAGTCTGGATGGAATTGATTTTTAGAATAGTCTTCCATATAGTAACGGAAGAGTAAGCTAGTTAATACTTGTTTATTAGTATTACGGTCTTGACCTCTACGCCAGTTAATAATATTCTCTGCTTGGATGAGCATAACATAAGGTGAAAGAGCCTTAGCTTCTTCCATTGTTAATGCGTCTGGATTAGCAACTGTAGGATAGTCTACTAAACACCAAGCTCTAGATGACTGTAGTTCTTCCCAGATAGCAGCATCTAAGAATCCATGTAGTGAAGTCCCATCAGAGCCAAAAGAATTACGAATCCAATCTTCAGTTCCTTCAGGAAATAAGTTGTCTGGTAATTCAATTGATGCTTGTTTACGTAGTAATCCACCTACAAGTACTTTAGCATACTGTGCTGTTAGTCCTGGTAACTCACCTTCAGCACGATAAAAATTGTACTGTTGAGAACTCATTGTAGGAGAAAATGGTAATAGTAAGTTACTAAAATTTACTGGGTCAATTGTATCATCGTATGCTCTTGCATGCGTCTGCCCATTTAGAACAGCTCTAGCTCTTTCCCAGAGTGGCCGCATAGACTCGTATGCAGCATTAGGGTCCCCAAGGCTTTTTGTCTTAGCCTTTGATGGGGTCGTTGTTAGGTTTGCCATTTAAAGATTCTCCTCCATAAGCATCCTAACAATTCTAGCAACGATGTCTGAACGAACAATATCGTCTACACCAAACTCGATGATAGGAATGTCAATGTTATGTTTTTTACATAGGTGGACAAATTTAAGTATGTCCTTACCACTATTAATATCACTCTGGGCAGGATCGCCACAGAGGACCATTTTAGAGTTCTCCCCAAGGCGTGTTGTAATTGCCTTTAACTCTTCAAATGTTAAATTCTGACACTCGTCTACAATGACAAGTGAGTTTTCATAAGATCGACCACGAATAGTTTCTAGTGGTTGGATCTCGATTGAACCTTTATTTACTAGGTATTGATAGAAGCCTAATCCAAAAGACTTCTCTAAAACACTAGTAATAGGCATTAACCAAGGAGCCATCTTATCAGCGATGGTCCCTGGAAAATGTCCTAAAGATTTTCCCGTAGCTACGTTAGCTCTGCTTAAAATTATTTTATCGTACTTCCCTGTTAAAAACAGAGAGGCTACCATAGATGAGGAGCAATAAGTTTTACCTGTACCAGCGCAACCAATAGTGACAGTGATAGGATAGTGGCGAATTGCAGTAAGCAAATTATCTTGCTTGTCATTTTTTGGTTGAACATGAAATGGCCTTGGAGCCTTAATAACTTTAACATTAGATTGATAATCCTCAATATGTGTAACTTGAGCTTGTTTACGTGGAACTCTACGGGGTTTATTCATATATGGTTAGTCCTTACTTCTTGAACTTAGATACTAGCTTGTCTTGTATTGTGATTGCCCATGATGGTTGCGGAACATGCCAACCAATAACAATACCTACGGCAATGCAAATTAATGCTGTTATCATAATATCCCCTTATTTCTTAGTAGGTACTTCTGTACCTTCTAGCTTTTTATGTGTTTTAATTTCTTTACATACTTCCTTAGACTTTCCAGTCTTAGGGTCTTTAGTCTCTTTACAAACCTTTTTTGTTGTTTGTTCTGCAGAATGAACTGTAGGAACTATAAACATAAAGGCAAATAATAGTATAAACTTATTCATTTGTATCCTTTAGATAAGGGGATGTTCTGGGTGAGGAGGTGCTAGTTTACCCCCATAACCTGTGGTTACAGTAGTCTCAGTAACTGTACGTTGTTGTTGTACTGCGGGATAACTTTGTCCATACTGTTGTGGTTGCTGATTACCCATGGACATACCCATAGGTTGTGGACCTGATGATACTCCTGCTATTTTCTCTTGACCTCTAGACCAGGCAGTAATACCTAATACAGCACCCATAGCCATATGAAACAAACCACCGCCCTGAAGGGTTAATGGAGCCCACTGTCTAAACGCATCATTCTGAATAGCTACTTCCCAAAATTGTACAATAGTAAATCCAATAGGGAATATAATAAAGTCACATGCGCATACACACATATACATCATAGCCATTAGTGGACGCCATTTCTTTTGCATCCAACTTTCTTCTTCTTTCTTAGGTTCTTCAACCTTAGCTTCTTCTGCCATAAGAAATCCTTAAATTGTTAGGGGTAGCCATAGCCATATAGCTTGTGACATTAAGAATGCTGCTACAGCACCTACTCCAATACTTGCTTGGAATAATCTTCTATTAACTGCTAATATAGAAGCAGTAAGCAATACAATAGCAATCTGGAATAATGATCCAGCGTATGTATAAAACGGTGAACGCTGTTTAGCTACTGTTCTTTCAGCCTCTAGCTTACGAGCTTTAGCCATAAGTTCTTTCTTACCTTCACCTGTAGAAGGTTCTGACTCATATCTATCTATTTTCTTTTGAAGCTCTGCAGCTTTCTTAGTGTTACCCTTAGCTAATGCATTCTCTTGAGAGATCTCAGCTAGGCGACTCTTAATATCTTTAGATTGATAAAATGACCATGTGTTATTAGCATCAATTGTGTTGTTGAGTACTTTAGAACTATTAGATCCACCCATTAAGGTGTTAATAGCAAGCAATGCAGCAAGCACTGTAATAACCCATCCAGCCTTATCTTTTAATAAAGCTTCTTTTTCGCTTCTACTCAATGGTTTAGTTTCTTCTGTCATAATACTCCTTAGAAGGGTAGGTACTTATTAATTAAGCCATTAACAATTCTATCTGAAAGATCATCAGGCAAGAATTTAAGAAAGCCTAATAAGTATAATGCTATTGAACCATAACAAAATATCTTTAAACAAAGATCAAAGGTCTTTTGATACTCGTTCATCTTCCGCACCTATTACCTGTTTGGCAATACTGCATTAGCTCGTAACCACCAATAACCATTATAAATAAAACAAAGGAAACTACACTTAAAATAATAGCTAGTTCGTTTAGCTCTTCTTCTTTTTGCTTACGCTTACGTTCACTAGCATTAAAGAGTCTTAACTCTTGGGCATCATCAGCATCCATCTCTTCCTGACGAGCTTTAATCTTATTCCATACATCTATCTTACCTGTTGTCATAAACAACATTTTTAATTCTTCTTCAAACGCTCTAGCTTGTTCTAAAGCCATCTCAATCTGTAAGGCAGTCCCCATATTGGAACCCTTGCCACTTTTCTTAGCTTGAATTAAAGCCTTAGTAGCTGTGCTCTTAGCATCAAACATCTTGCCTATCATAGGCGCAAGAGAGCCTAGGTCATTGGCTACTTTACTAGCTTTCTTAACCATTGATATAGCGGTTTGTATCCCCGCTAGGGCCGTCATTGGATCAATCATTTTCTTTTCCCTTTATTCGATTGGTCGTTGTTTCTCCATTCTAAACAACTAACCTTACGATTATAAACGGGACCTACCCATGTCCATCGTACACAGACGGGAGCTTTAGGATCGATTCCTGCTAACATTAAGGTAAGAAGAAGAGTAGACATTTACACACCTAGTACATGGAGTGCATGTGCATAGTGCTTTTTACGGTCCTCGATACCTATGGTACCTCCGTTAATTTTTCTTGTTAATGTCTCTATATCGCCTTGATCTGCCCATTTATTTAAGTTATTAGTCTCCCAGAACCAGCAAGCACTCTGTGCAGCACCTTCAAAGGTACCCATATACTCACTAGCTTCCTCTGCGGAAATACCAATAGACTCAGCAAACCAAAAATAATTATCTTTACCTGTTAACTGTATTAGGCCTCTACCAGAGTACCTATATCCATCTCCTGAAGCCTCATCTCCATTACCCATACGATTAGCATAAACCTTATTAGCAATAGCTTCAGGCTTCTGAGCGAACTGTTTAGCAAGCTCATCTGTAGGGAAATACTTAGGGAATATCTTACGGAGTGTCTCCCAACGATAGTTGAGATTTTCTTTAATCATTGTGAACTCACCTGACTCATGAGCACATTGAGCAACAAATGCTGCTATACGTCTCTCATTATCAATACCATAGTCAGGTAGTAATTGTTCTAAGGCATTATGCCAGTATGTAACATGCTTGTTCTTTGGAATAAGCTGTTTAAGTTGGTCTAGTGATAGATTCATTTAAGTGCCTCAAAAAGTTTCTTTTGTTCGGTGTACCACTCATTCCAAGCATCTAATCGAATAGCGCATATGTGATATTCAGCATAGTTATGTAGAATAGTCTTAGTAAGCTCTGATAGTTCAGGCTTAGATTCAGCCTCTTTCAACTTAGCACATGCTACAGTTAGCTGACTAGGTACCTCTGGGAACTTAGCTACAACGGGTACTGTAGTAGAGCATCCTGATATCGTTAACAATAGAATAGCTAATAGATATTTCATTGTGTAACTGCCTTATTATGTATAGTTATAACCTCTGGAGGAATCTTACATTGATCATTGTACTTAACGATCTCACGATCAACATATTGAATCTGCACCTCAGCAGCCTCTTTAACAATCTTTTCTTTTGTTAATACTTTTGTTACTATTTTAGTATTAACTATTTCTTTCTTAGCAGCTAACTCAGCTACTTTCTTTTCTAATTCAGTAACTCTATCTTGCCATACTTTATCAGCAGTTTTATAGCCTATTAAAAATAAAGATGCAAAGATTAATCCTACAGCAATAGGTCTGTAAGTTTCAAATTCTTTTATTAGCCATCCAAACAACCCTACCATTAGGGTAATAAACAATAGCCAAGTAGGTATATAGTTTAATATAAACATTTAAATCCTTTAAAAGAAGAGTGATAGTGGGAGTCGAACTCACATTCCGAAGCAATTAAATCCTCGATTCTACCGATTGAATTATACCACTCTATGACGCCTTTTACTGTAGCGACAACAGCCCTAAGGTGGGATCATGCTGAATACCTCATGAACTTAATCACTTGGCTATCAGAAGGTTTGGTTGCGAAGGAAGGGATCGCACCTCCGACCTCTGGGGTATGAACCCAGCGCTCTTCTAACTGAGCTACCTCGCCTATTTAAATTTATTTTTTCTCCTTTTGGGGATACATGATATCTGATTGTTTATCAAAACAATATTTTGTAATAGTTGTTGTATTATTTACTACCATGTTAGCCCAAGCTGTTTGAGCATCAATAAAGTCATTAGCTACTTTATTTAGGGTAGTATCAGTGATGACCTTGTTAGTAAAGTCATGCTTAAGGCTCTGAAAAGAGTTAATATAAAATTGAGGTGTAAACATATAGTTCCTTTAAAACATAAAACCTTTAGTAACTGTCTTAGTTCCTGAACGAACAGGGAATAAGTATTCAACAGCATATCTTAGTGCATCTGTCCAATGTTCTACATTTTCAGACTTAGATATTTGTGCTGTGTTTGGATTGTTCTCAACCCATACAGTTCTTTCAAGGGATCGAATTGTGTGTTCTGCTCGTGGATGAATATACATGTCTATATCACCATTAGCATTCTTAAACTTACGATTAACAGCAGCTACAGAGTCTACAATAGGAGGAGCAGCTCTATGCGCTCTACAGACAATGCCATAGCTCTCTAAGATAGAGAAATCAGTGGCTCCAGCAACAGCACTAGTCTTTCTAGCACGTCCTGCAGGGTCTGGATAAGCAAATATCCTGTGTCCCTTGTCTTTAAATTGTGTCTTAAGCTTCTTAGCTAATTGTTCGGTATCGAGTACATTCTGCATGTCCTCTAAGATATGTATTTGGCCAGCTCTAACAGCAAATACTACTGCAGCCATAATACCAATGTTAAAGTCGATAGCTACATGCACATCTTCTTTGTTTGCTGTCTCTACATTGAAGTAAGGGAGATCAGCAGTAACATGGGTTCTACGGTCAAACATGTAGAATACTTTAGCACCAGAGTCTTCAAATGAACACTCATACTCTCGGGCAAACTTCATAGGATCAATCAGACGCTTAGTCCTCTCGATCTCTTGTACAGATAAAAAGGGAGAGTCTCTGTAAGTATATCTAAAGGTTTTCCAACGATTATCCATTGTCTCAAAGTTAGTCATGTCATAAAAGTAGTTCATACCTTTAGGAGTACCAATAATGAGAGCCTTATGATTACCTGCCCAACGTGTAGTCATAGCAGGTTGAATGATAGACTCCCAAGACTCTTTAAGTCCTGGTTGACCTGTCCAGTCAGAGACCTCATCCCCAACAACAAAGTATTGACCTGATCCTCGCATCCGTTCAGATGCTTCATAAGACCATAACTTAAGCTTAACATTATTTGGAAACCAGAATGTTCCAGCTGTCTGGGAAGACTTTTCAGCATAATCCTCTAGACCTAAGTTATAGGCTAATAGTGGCCAATAAATATCTAATGACTGTTGATATGTAGGGCAGATGATAGACACATTCTTATTAGGAACATCTTCATCCATCTCTAGCAGCTCATGCACAGCCATTGTAGCGGCAACACTAGCAAGGTAACTCTTACCAAAGCCTCGTGAGGCTACTGTAGCAGCATATCTTGTGCCGCCCTTCTCAGAGAATAAATACTTTAATACTTCTGACTGACCTCTGTGTAATTTAATTTCATTTGACATTTAAACGTATAAGTCTACACTATCCTTAGTTAAGACACCTTTTTTATTCTTTGCATTAATCTCTTCAAGTTTTCGATAGAACTCTGCTATCTCCATTCTAGCTTGGAGGCCTTCTCGGAATACTTTATCAGAAGCTTCCTTGAGTGCATTGTATTGTTCTTGGTACTTCTTTATGCTGTATTCAGCAGATGCTTGGACTCTCATAGCTTATCCTTAAAAATGTATACTTTATTACTAAAAAACTAATATTTAATTAATTTGTATACTTTGTTATTCGTTTGTAAACACAATTTTAAGAGGCTTTTTGTCCTCAATCACTTGTTCGGTCTTCTCAGGAACCTGTCTGTAACCATAGCGCATTAACGTGTTCATCACATTAGTTTGTATGTTCAATAGATTAGCCATAGCAACAGCAGAGAACCTTGTCTTGCCTTCTTCCATGTCCGTAACCTTATCCTGTACAGTGTAGTAGTGCTCCACTAGCTTCTCAATAGGATCAAATCCCAGTGTCTGAAGCTTCTTAACAGACTCCTTAGAGTATATAGTGGTAGTTCCCTTTGGACGTCCTTGTCCAGGTCGCAAGCCTCCACGCTGACCATAAGTAGTTCTAGCTTTATAGTCTTTACTCGTGGGATCAGGTGAAGACACTTTTTCATCAGTGTCTGACATAGTTTATTTTCCTTGCATTGGGTTCTTTGAGTTGCGTCTAGCCACTGGTTTAGCAGAAGTCTTAACAACAGGAACAATATTATTGCTGTGTAATTGGATCTTTAGATCAGAGATCATAGTGAGTAACTCATCTTTATCTCTAAGCAGTTTGTCAACTTTACCCTCTAACTTCTTCACCTCTGACATAAGAAGCTCAGTAAGTTTATCATGGGCCTCTTGGCGCTGCTTATCTTTGTTATGCAGGTAAGTCCAGAAGGCACCAGTACTTAACACAACAATAGCCACTTGTACGATTGATTCCATTTTAATTCCTTTAATTTTGGCGATTTCTATACACATCGGGAGGTACCCTCTATTGGTCGGGAGCCAATAGTACCTCTACACAAATGTTACAGAAACATCTAAAATAATATTTTAAAGTACTCTTTAAAGTACTCCTTAAAAATATTTTATAATATTATTTTAATAATAACAACAATAACAATAATAATTTAAATATTATTATAATTAACCCCCTAAATCCCCCTTTTGGATGGGATTCTCTCTTTAGCGTCCCCTGGTAGTTTTTAGCAAAAAAAAAAAAAAGAAACCCCTCCAGAGTACCCCCTAACCACCATCCCGAAGGACAGTAGCTAAGGAGCACCCTGGAGGGGAATATAGGGTTATAGGCCCCTATCTGCCTTTATTCATAAAATATATGGGAAGAAATCTTTACTTTCTTTTCCAATTTATTACTCCAATATGGTTTAACATATGAAGCATGGTAGTGTGTAGCACCATAGGTTGGGTCTTTGGTATTCCCTACTAATGTATTAAATGCTATTTGTTTAGCTAGACTCTCAGCTTCTATTTCCTTGAGTCTACCTCGTATCTTTAGTTTATCTAGGGTCCACGAGAATGCATGTGGTTGATAAACTACTTCACAGATACTGCTCCCATGTTTACCTGACTTAAGCCTATTCAGGGTTACATGAGCAACAGCCTCTTGCCCTTTAATTGGTTGATTCCTAGCTTCATGATAAATATTTCTAGTTAGACACTCAACTTCACTGTTGTCTATATCCTGAACTATTGGTAACGACTTTATAACTATATGCTGATGAGCAACAGTTAATAAAAGAACTAAACCAAGAAGGACGAGTATTAGTCGTCTAGTCATAATAGTTGATCCTTATTTCTCTTTAGCGTCCCCTGGTAACTTAAGCCAGCCTTAGAGATATTTTCTTTTGTCTGCAAGGTCTTTACCATAGCTGACAATACACATTTGTTTACGATTGTCTTTTGGGGTAATAGTCAAGGCTAATGCGCCTTTAGTGTCTCTAAAGCTAACCCAGATATTCTCATCTTGATCAATCCAAGATAATTCTACTACTCCTCCAATTTTATCTAGTACCTGTTGAGTATCATTACAGTATACCGCAACAACCCTTTTAGCGTATTCCTCAGCTGCTTGAGCTGTGCTAACCACTAACAAAGCAACCAACACAACTGATTTGAAATTAAACATTTTAGTTCCTTAACTAATAAAAACTGCTTTTTCCTGTTTATTAAATGGGTAACTATTGTTAGGAGTTACTAATTCATGAGGACCATAGTACCACTCATTGTTAATGTCTAATGCAATTGTGCATGGACCAGTTCCTGCGATCTCAGTAACCCCTCCCTCATAACCAGCCTTAACGACTATTACCTCGGGGTCTAACTTACTGAGTTGTTCAATTAACTCTTTAACTTTCATCTTAACCTAATTCTTTTAGCTCAATTGTTGACCATTCTATATTATGGTCTTTTAATGTATTATCATATTCCATTTTAAAGTTTTCTGCACCTTCACGAGTACGAAACACTTCTTCAAAGTGAGTATATTTTATACTATTGTGTAAAAATAAACCTTTAAATAACCATACTACATCTTTCATTTAATTTGCTCCTGTTCATAATTTAATCCTAATTCCCTAGCATTCTCTGCTTTCCTTTCTAAAGCGTCTTGAGCTTTATCAAACTCTTTATCATGCTCTTTCTGGCCTTTATCACGACCAAAGATTAAGTCCCATCTAGCTTCATACTGTTCTTGAGCTACATTGAATGGCCTTGGTCTAGATCCTTTACTCATATTTAATCCCATAATGCTTGATAATACTTTCCAAATAGCCTAAATCCATTTTGGATTCT